ACCGAGGAGCACATCCTGTGGGCCTATGCGCTCGTGCGCCGCGACATCCGCGAAAAAATGGATCTGGTGACGTCGAACGAGCGGGCCAAAGACAATCCGCTCATGGCGATGAAAGCCCGCATCATGAACCTGACAGCCGGCGACGAGGGCGAGACGTTCGGCGTGATCTGCAACCGCATGCGGAAATACAAAAAGACCGACGTGCAGAAGTGCCTCGATCAAATGGTCGCCTCGGGGCATCTGGTCGTTGAGGAAGGCGCCCACAGGTTCAAGGGCACGATTGTTAAAAGATATAAGGCCGCTCAGTGAGCGGCCCTTTTTTTTAAGCGACGCGCCAGACATGAAGCCCGTCTGGCCTCTTTTCGCTTTTGAACTTCCAACCTTTTTGGTTGCCACATACATGGCAGTAGGTCTGCGCCCGCGATGCAATCAATTTGTCATCGAACACAACGCAATCGCCGATTTCCATTTTAGAAAACGGCCATTTGATTGAGGCATCGGTAGTTGGCATGGGGATGTCTTTACGAATTTCAAACATGTTTGATTCTCCTATTAACAACTTGAATAATATACATTGTTTTATTTTTTGAGCGCAAGGCGGAGCAGGTAGCAAGAGCTGATAATTTAGCGTGCTATCTGCTTTTTCATTTAAAAACAAAAACTTACGAGTAAAAAATGCTGATATTTCGTCCCCTAAGAAAAATCCTAATCCTTTTCCCATGATTTAGAGCATTTAGAAGAGAGTATTAGACTTGGTTTTGGGGATGAATCAAAAGGATTTTAAGATCAAATATCTATACTATCTTCTCTTAAGTCTCTGAATTTGAAGATTTTTGAACTTAGCGTGTTGGGCCTAAGTGCTTGCTAAGTTGTGCCGCCAGCCACGCTTCGCTGACAAGGCCTTCCTCAATCGCGGTCAGCAACAGATCGGCGCAGCGGGGCAATGGGCGCACCCCATACACCCAGTGGTGGACCGCACGTTCAGTGCGGCCCGTGATGAAGGCGAGGTCTTTGTGCCTGATGTTGAGACGGGTCAGGCGTGCTTGCAGGTCGCTCATTGGTCTTCCCAAAAATCGTAGGTCCACAAGGCAATCAGGATCAGGACGCTTATGGTTGCCGTCATGCCGAGCATAGGAGGGCCTCCATAGCGGCAAGAGACGTGTCGTGGTGGGTGAGGGCGCCGGCGGGGCTTAGAGCCCGCCAGCGGCCGTTTTTTGCGGGCTGGAACCAGCCCCTGAGTTCGCCGCGCCAGTAGAAGGTGGTCATTGGCCAAGCTCCTTCTGATCTTGCTCCATCAACTCCCAGAGCTGCTGGGTGGTGTAGGCGCTCTCCATGCGGATCACGTCGAAGTGCTGGCCCTGCTCCTCATGCAGGTCGTCAGCCTTCTTTTTGGCCTTGTAGAAATCATCACTGTGATAGAGCGACTTGATGATCGAGCGGCCTTTGGGGACAACGAAATAGGTCATTTCAGCACCGTGATTTTAGCGAGGAGTTTGGGCTTCAGGTTCTGGCGGGTGCCCTGCGTCATGCAGGCAGCGATCTGCTCTTCCGTCAGGAAGGCCTTCGCCTTCTCGGCGGAGAACGAGTTGACGGCCGTCAGGCTGAAGTCGAGGGCGAATTCTTCGCCAGTGACATAGGCCTTGAGGTCGTCGCCGGCGGCAGCCATGCAGGCCTCAAGGGCCTCGGCCTTCGAAGCTTCGTAAAGCTTCTTGATTGCCTTGTACTCGGCTTCGATGCGGGCGAAACGGTCTGCGATGTGTGTCATTGGTCTGGTCTCCTTAGATGCCGCGAGCGCGAAGTTCTTGGCGGGTCTGTTTCCATGCGGTGCGCTGCCAGTTGAGGCTCTCTTGCAAGCGGCTGACACCAACCTGACGGCCACGCGCGATGACGTAGGTGGAGATCTCACTGCGCTCACCAGCTGCCAGTTTTGCAGCAGTGGCCAAACCCATTTCCTTGAGCTTGGCGAGGCGGGCGATCAGGTCTTCAGTGGTGAGGTGTTCAAGGTAAGTACGCATTGGTCTGGTCTCCTTGTTTGGTCTGGTATTCACAATAGTTCTTTTTTGATTCGTGGCAAGAACTTTTTTCTGGTTTTTTACAGGCTCTCGTAAATAAATTCTTCGAGGTCGCACTTGTGCACAGCGATGGTCAGGTGCGGGATCACGATCTCTTCTGGCAGGAACACGTCCTCGCCGTCCTCGTCGGTCAGGTGGATTTCCCAATCGCACAGACCGTCGATCTCGGCCCAGCGGCTCATGTAGCCAACGTCAGGCTCGGCCGGGTTCACAGTGTACTCAACGTACACCTGACCCGACGCCCAAAGGCGGCGGTTCTCAATGCGGATCGGGAGTTCGTCGAATTCGAAAATCATGGCTGGGCTCCTTGTTTGGGCTGGGTCGGTAAAAGTCGGCAATTAATTACCGGCTCAATAATGATGCCGGCTGCCGACGTAGTTGAAATCGTCAATCTCATGCGTGGTCGTCGAGATCAGCCAAGCATCTGTCAGCTTGCAGTTGGCGCGGGTCACAGCAAGCTTGCGGAAGATCCGGCCCGACACATACCAGCGAAGCTGGTGGCCACCGTTGCTGGTCTTGACGACGCGAGCGGTGCGCTTGCCCTTCGGGGTGAAGTCGGCGTGGGGGGCTTCGATGATAATGGTCATTGGGCTGGTCTCCGTTTGGTCTGGTATTTTTATGTCATGATTCGCGGAGGCGTACAAGAACTATTTTCTGGTCAGCGCAGGGCCTCGATCCGGTCGAGAATGGCGCCCTTCACCGCCTCGGCGTCGCCGAAATAATTGTCCTTGATGGACGCGGCCAGATCGCGCGCAGCCGCCTGACGATCAGGGTCCGAGATCACGCAGACCCAGTTATTGGCCGCAACCTTTTCCTTCCAGTTGCTGCACACGTTCTGGAATTCAGTCACGCGGCCGGTGCGATCAACCTTCGTGGCATAGGCCAGCTTGTAATAGCTCGACGTCGTGCGCTTAAAGGTCTTCGCGTTCGTCGAAGTGATGTCATGGCGGATCGCCACCACATCGCCCTTACGGGCCTTCGGGAAAGTCTTCTTCGGGGTGGCGTAGGCTGAAACGATGCTGGTCATGGTTGGTCTCCTTGTTTGGGCTGGTTGGTGGGGGGCCGAAGCCCCCCGGTTCGTTTAGGCGAACATCGCGTGGTATTTCTTTTCCGGGGTGAACTTGCCGTCCACATAGATGCGGGCAGGGAACTGGTTGAAGAGCAGGCCCTTCGTCGAACGCTTCACGATGATGTTCTGGTCAATCGAGATTTTGCGGCCAGCGCGGAGGCCGCCGATCAGGAAGTTGCAGCCATGGAAGCGACGGATCTGGACGTTCTCAAGATCGCCCAGCTTGGCTTCGATCTTGTCCTTCCACTCAAGGGTGGCTGCCTCGGCGTACAGAGCAGCCAGCTTGGCCAGCTTGGCCTCGTCAATCTGCTTGTCCGTCAGAGCAGGAGCGACCAGCCCACGAAACGTGCGGGCGTGGGTCCAGTCGTTGTAGACGTTCTTCAGATCGGCGCCGAGGTCAGCGACAATTTGATTGAAAGCATTGCGAACCTGACGGTCATAGATCGCTGCGAGTTCAGGGCGGAGGGCTTCGAGGGCGGCGGTGAGGTTGGTCATGCTGGGCTCCTTTGGTTTGGTCTGACACCTTTCTTTCATGATTCGGTTTTGCGTACAAGAACTATTTTCTGGTCTTTGCAAAAAAAGTTTTTTTCTTTATGGTCCTCACATGCAGCGCGCTATCGCATTGACCATCTGTGGATTTCACTCGGGCGAGATATGCGCAGAGCCGTGCTGTTGGTGCTTGGAAAATGCCCAAGCAATTCAGGAGGTTATAAATGCAGAACAATCAGCTCAAGGCCTTTGTCGAAAGGCTGGAACGCCTCGAAGAGGAAAAGAAGGCGATCCAGAACGACATCAAGGAAGTCTTGTCAGAAGCGAAATCTGAAGGCTTCGAACCGAAAATCCTTAAGAAGGTCATAGCTTTGCGCAAGATGGACCCCGAAGAGCGGGAGCGCATGGAGCTGATGATTGCCACTTACATGGCCGCCCTTTAACATCCACACGTTGTGCACAACCGCCCAGCCCTCGTTGCCCCCCTTTCATCGGGGGCTGGGCACCCAGCAAACAGGACGCTGCACATGAGAGGCTTTTCACAGGAAATCGCTGACAAGATCTGCGAGCGCATGATCGAGGGCGAAGATATCGTAACTATCTGCAAAGACAAAGATATGCCGAGCCGGGCAACCGTCTATCGGTGGATGGCGGAGCAGCCCGCTTTTGAGGCACAGTGCGCGCGCGCACGCGAGGGGCTCGCCGATCACGACGCCCACATGATCGGCCGGATCGCCGAAAGCTGCACCGAGAGCAATGCGCAATCGAGCCGGGTCAAGCTGGCTGCGCTGCAATGGCTGGCGGCCAAACGCTCGCCCAAACGCTGGGGCGACAAGATCGAGGTGGATGCAAAGGTCGAGGTGACGAACGCGCCAACCGAGAACCTGATGGCCTTCCTCGCCATGGCCGAGAACAATGGCAAAAAATGATTTTCTCGCCGCATGGAACCGCCTGACGCCATATGAGCAATTGGTAGCAGACTGGCAGCTCGGCTGGATCCACAAGCGGCTGGAGCATCAGGTGCCCCCGCCCGGCGACTGGACGATCTGGCTGCTGCTTGCCGGCCGTGGCGCCGGCAAAACACGCACCGCAGCCGAGACGCTCGGCGCATGGGGATGCATGCAGCCAAACACCCGCTGGCTGGTCTCCGCGCCAACTTATGGCGATCTGATCGGCGTTTGTTTTGAAGGCGAATCGGGCCTGATCAATTGCATCCCTCGTGAGCTGGTCGCGGCATACAACAAATCCGACGTCGAGCTGAAGCTGACCAATGGCTCGTTGATCAAGGGCATCACCGCCGAAAAGCCCGAGCGGTTTCGCGGCCCGCAGTTTCACGGCGGCTGGCTCGACGAGCTTGCAGCGTGGCAATACGCCGACGAGGCCTTCGACCTGTTGATGTTCGGCATGCGTCTGGGCTCCTCGCCCAAGCTGATCTGCACGACCACACCCAAGCCGAACACGATCATCCGCAACCTGCTCAAGCGCGAGGGCAAGGACGTGATCGTCACCCGCGCCTCGACCTATGCCAATCTCGCCAATCTGGCGCCCACGTTCCGCGATCAGATCCTGCGCTATGAAGGCACGACCATCGGGCGGCAGGAAATCCACGCCGAGGTGATCAACCCGGAAGAGATGGGCGTGATCCGCCGCTCGTGGATCAAGCAATGGCCAGCCGACAGGCCGCTGCCCGAACTTGAATTCATCGTCATGTCGCTCGACACCGCCTTCACCGAGGAGACAGGCAACACGACAAAGGGCGATCCCGACTATTCCGCCTGCACGGTCTGGGGCGTGTTCTCGCCCAAGGCCGACAGGCGCGACGTGATCCTGCTTGATTGCTGGCAGGAGCGGCTGGGCTTCCCAGACCTGATCACCCGCACCAAGAAGGAACTCAAGGCCGTCTATGCGCCCCGCGAACGCTCGGTGCTCAAGCCGTTGTTCGGCCCCGCCTACATGGAAGATTCCGGCCGCAAGCCCGACGTGCTCCTGATCGAAGACAAGGGCTCGGGCATCAGCCTGCGACAGGCGCTCGGCCGCGAGGGCATCGTCTCGGCGCCCTACAATCCCGGCCGCGCCGGCAAGCTGGATCGACTGCATGCGATCTCGCCGCTGTTCGCTGCCGGGCGTGTCTGGGTCGTTGAAAGCAGCAAGGTGCCCGGCCAGTTCGTGAGCTGGGCAGAGCCCATGATCGAGCAGCTCTGCACGTTCTCGGGCTCTGGTTCGATCCCCCACGACGACATGATGGACGCCGCCGTGCAGGGGCTTCGCTATATCGCAGACCGTGATATGATCCGCGTCACACGGCCAGAGGCCCCAGAGCCTCGGCAGCATGACGACCGACCGAAGGGCAATCCCTATGCCGCTTAACGACAACGAGACCCCCGGCCAAGCAATGAAGCGCATCGAGGGTGAGATGCGCTCCCCGGCTCGCCCGCAGATGGCGCAGACGTTCACACCTTTGGC